GTCCTGTATCAACTAAGGCTTGTAACTTCTTTGGCGCTACATACTCATTACCTTTCAACACGTTTGAAGGCTTGTGTATGGGTGCTCTAGTTACTGAAACCAAAGGCCCTCTTATTGGTGGTTTCCACCTGGGAGGACGAAGTGGATACGTAGATGGATGTTGTGGTCTTATGACTCAACCACAGATTTTGAATGCATTAGAGGAGCTCAAGAAGAAGCCTGGAGTGGTGTTATCCAAGAGCGAAGGTACCATACCTAAGGAATTGTATGACATCCAGTTTTTCCAGGGTTCGAGCGTACATCCAAAGAGTGCAATTAACTTCTTGCCAAAAGGAGCATATTGCAAGTACTATGGACAGTGCGCTGGTCGAGCAACTTATCATTCGAGTGTTGAGGAGACGGTCATTTCTAGTGACGTGGAGGACGTCACCGGGTGTCCCCAGAAGTGGGGTCCACCTAAGTTTCGTGTTGGTTGGCCATTCCAGGCCTCATTGCAATATTCGACAAAACCTTCACAAGGGATTGAAGGATCTTTGCTGGTGCGAGCCGCAAAAGATTACCTTCGTCCTTTATTGAAAGCTTTGAACGATTTGCCTAACATGAAAGCTCAGGTGCGTCCTCTGACAGAGATGGAAACTGTGTGTGGAATCGATGGTATGCGTTTTGTGGACAAGATGCCACCAAACACATCAATTGGATATCCACTGTCTGGACCTAAGTCCCAGTATCTAACTTTGTTAGATCCAGAAAATCATCCAACACATCAGTGTCCTGCTGAATTGGATTCGAGATTCTGGAAACATGCTTATGAAATGGAAGAACTTTACCTCAAGGGAGAAAGGGCTTATCCGATTTTCAAAGCTTGTTTGAAGGATGAACCCACGAAATTGACTAAGGACAAGGTCAGGGTGTTTCAGGGAGCACCCACTGCGTTGCAATTGCTGATCCGTAAATATTATTTACCTATTGCACGCATTTTGTCCATGATGCCTCTCACTTCAGAATGTGCTGTTGGAGTCAATGCCCAAGGACCCGAGTGGGACCAGTTGGCACGGCACATTAAGAAGTACGGAGAAGATCGCATTCTTGCTGGTGATTATAGCAAGTATGATTTGCGCATGCCTGCGCAAGTGATGTTCTCTGCTTTCCGCATTATGATGGATATTGGCAAATTCTGTGGTTATTCAGACCGTGATCTTTGTGTCATGGAAGGAATTGCTACAGATGTATGCTATCCATTGATGGCGTATAACGGTGATTTGATTCAACACTATGGTTCGAATCCTTCGGGACAGAATCTGACTGTTTATATCAATTCAATTGTTAACGCTCTGTTGTTTCGATGCGCATATTATCACATCTGTAAAGACCGTGAGGATTTACCAGAGTTTCGTGATATGTGTGCATTGATTACATACGGAGATGATGCGAAAAGTTCGGTGCATGAGGGATTTCCAGAGTTTAACCACATTGCTGTAGCTAAATTCTTGGAAGAGCGTGATATGAAGTTCACGATGCCCGATAAGGAGTCAGACCCCACTCCTTACATGACCGATGAGAAGGCAGACTTGCTCAAACGGAAAAATGTCTATAGTCCCGACACTGGACGTATCATGGGAGCATTGGATGAAGACTCGATCTTCAAATCATTGCATGCCGTGTTACGTTCCAAGGCCATTACTCGTCAGCAACAGGCCATGCAAACCATCGACGGAGCCCTCCGCGAATGGTTTGCTTATGGTCGTGAGCATTACGAGATGCGCCGTGAGCAGATGAATGACATTGCCCAACGAGCTGGAATCGCACATGGCTGTCAGATGTTGACAGTCACATATGATGATATGCTCCTGAACTACAAGGAGAAGTACGATTCACATTGCCGTTTGAACAAACACAAAACCAAGAGCGAGTAAGCTCGCCCTGACTTGGGAAGTCAATAAAAGCATCCCTCTGGCCGTTTCTTGAGAACGCGGCCAATCGCGAAAGTTCTCGTCCAGGTATATGGTTACCACTTCAA